GTGCTACTGGAACCGGACGCCGAGAACGAGGTCGCCTACGAGCTGTGCCAGCTCCTGGGGCGCGCGATCCTGCCGGTCCGCCCGGCCGGGCCGGCCGACGACGGCCCCGCCGGCACCGCCTTCTTCTTCGCGCATCCGACGGGGGAGTACCTGCTCACCGCCGACGTCCTGACCCGGGTCGAGGCCGGCGAGGTCGGGCTGCGGCCGAGCGTCACCGAGCCGACCGGGGCGGCCCCTGACGCGCTGGTCCTGCCGCACTTCGCCGACCGGTGGGGGCACCTGCCCGATCTCGGGGTGGCGGTGCTGCCCACCCACGGGCTGCACGAGCGGGCGGCCGGGCAGGGCTGGCGCTGGCGTACCCAACCGGTGCCGGACGCGGTCGCGGCCGGCGCGGACGACGTCGCCCGCATCGGCGCGGAGCCGGTCACCGCGATCGTGCTGGCGCTGGGTGTCCGCGACGACGGATCGCGGCCGCTGGAGGTCGCGGTCGAGCGGGCCGTCCGCGCGGGCGACGGCCTGCGGATCACCGGCGAGCTGCCCGACGGGTACGTCGGCGCGCCCGTCTTCGGCGTGCAGGCCGACCCGGCGGGGGAGGTCGGGCTGCGCTGCCTGGGCCTGGTGCTGCCCGGCGAGGGCGACCACCCGGTGGCCACCTTCGACCGGATCACCGCCGAGCTGCCGACCGGCGGCTGAGCGCCGGTCAACCGGCCTGCGGTGCTCCCGCCGGTGCCGTGTCCGCAGCCGGCTCCCGGCTGCTGGGAACCGTGGTCGCACCGGACTCCGTCGGGTCGGGGCCGACGTTCGTCGGGCCCGCGCCGAGGAACGCCTCGGCCCACCGCCCGACCTCGGCGAAGACCTTCTCGCGTACGGCGGAGCCGGAGAGCGTCAGGTCGTGCAGGCCGCCGTCGAAGCGGGCCAGGGTGACGTGGTGGCCGAGCCGGGGCGCCCAGCGCACCATGTGCTCGACGTCCAGGACGGCATCGGCCAGGGCCGCGTTGTCGTGCCACTTGGTGCCCTTGAAGCTGCGGGTCGAGCAGGCCAACAGCACGGGCACCGGGATCTCCAGCCCGGCCCGCAGCTGCCGCTGGGCGGTGCGGATGGCGTTGATCCACCCGGCCCGGACGGGGAACCCGGCGAGCGGCTTCCAGGCCAGGTCGTACGTCCACTCGCCGCGGTGCTCGGCGTGCAGGCTCTCGCCGTACACGGTGCCGAGGCCGAAGGGGAGGATGCGCTGCGGCGCCCGGCGGCCCAGCCGGGAGACGGCGGCCGCGAGGGGTCGACGGATGACCCAGGGGGCGTTGATGTCGAAGAACGGGCTGTTCAGGAATAGCCCGTCGACCAGGCCGGCGTCCCGGCGGGCGTGCGCCCAGAGCGAGAGGATCAGGCCGCCGGTGGAGTGGCCCATGGCGAGCAGGGTGTCGTGCCCGTCGTCCTCGCGGATGATCTTCGCGGCGGCGTCCAGCTCAGGGAAGTAGTCACCGAGGTCGCGGCAGAAGTTCGGGGTCTGGTGCGAGAGCAGGCTGCGACCGTACTTGCGCAGGTCGAGCGCGTAGAAGTCCCAGCCGCGCTCGGCGAAGAAGTCGGCGACGTGAGTCTGGAAGAAGTAGTCGACGAAGCCGTGCACGTAGAGCACGGCCCGCCCGGTCGGGCGCTCGGCACGCCGCCGGACCAGGGTGGCGACCACCGGTCCCTCGTCGTCGGTGCCCAGGTCGATCGTCTGCCGCTCGTACGGCGGCCCCAGCACGTCCGGTTCCACGAAGGCGACGGTACGCCCGGAAGCTACCGGGCGGTAGCCCCCCGTTGCCGTCCCCGTCCGACCGCGCCGGTGGACGGGGACGGTCGAGGCGTGGTCTCAGGCCGTCTCGGCGTCGACCCGTTCGAGGTCGGCGTCGGCGTCGGCCACCTGGTCGGGGCCGGGCTGGCCGATCTCCCGGATGTGCTTGTTGTGCCGGGGCTCCTGGCGCGTCTTGGCGTCGTTGAGCCGCCGGCGCAGGTCGTCGCGGACGTCGTGGAGCGCCGCGCGCAGGTCCTCCTCGCTGGAGGTGGTGACGATCTTCTGCCGACCGGCGATCCAGCACTCCAGCGTGACCTTCTGCCCGCGCGCCTCGCGGTCCTTCACCGACAACTCGAGCTCGGTGGCGTCGGCGTGGAACGCGGCCAGCCGCGCGTCCAGGGTCGCGAACTGCTCCACGATCCAGTTCCGGTCGCCCTGGGAGAAACCGGCGCCGACGCGCAGGCACTCGGCAACGGTCGCCGGGTTGGTCACCGCGCTCATCGCCGCACCTCCCGCTCGGTGCGGACGGGGCCGGTGGTACGCGAGCTGAGAATCATCGTCACTGACCTTTCTCATCGAACCTCGTGCCGTGCTGGCTCTCGGTTGATCAAATCCATACCCAGCCGGAGCCGTTCCCACGCCGGGCGACCCCGCCTTCCGATCCTGGTCACACCCGGTACGGCCACCCAGGGCCGCCCGGCCCTAGCAGACCGGGCCCTTGATCAGGTTCTTGTCCACAGGGCGGTCTCGTCGTCCACAGGCCCGGCCGGTCCACTCGTGGCGCGGCGCCCACCCGGCCAGGCTCGGCACCGAGTCGACTCGCCACGGCAGGCCCTGAAACCCCTGGGAGGGGACGATGTTCGATACCTACGTCACGATCGTCGGAGATGGCTAACGCCCATCATCGTCGACCATCCCCCGACCTGCGGTTATTCGTGGTCGACGCTGCGGAGCCGGGTGTTGATCCGGCGGAGGGCGTCGATGCTGGCGGGGTCGATGCCGCTGGCGTGCGTCGTGTCGTCCTCCGCTCCGACGGCCACAGCCCCGACGTACCGATGCCCCTCGTGTTGGCGGGGCGTCGGCAGGTATACGGTCCGCTGGCGGGCGACTTGCTCGCGGAGTTCGTCGACTGCCGCCGCCATCTGGCGCAGCTCGCCGACCGCGACGCGGCGCATGCGCCGTTCGGCGGAGCGGGACAGCCAGCCGCAGTATCCGGCGATGAAGAACGAGACGAGGATGGCGTACGCGCCGCGGTTGACGTCGAAGTGCAACTCGGCGTCAACGGTGTAGAGGACGATGGCGGCGCTGATGCTGAACACGGCGAGGAGGAGGTAGGCGTGTTCGGCGCGGAGACGGCCGGGATCTCGGTCGGACGTTTGCTCTCGGGTTCCCCACGTGTCGTTCATGCCGTGGAAGTTTCACGTACCGGGTACTTTCAAGGTCAAATAATCTCGTCGCATGTCGCAGATAGCGAAACATGAGTGATCATGCTGTTACGCGGTGCAAGATCGGTCCGATTGGATCAGATGGGGCTTGTCCGAAACGCGACCCTGTACCGGTCCGCCGGGTACAGATCCTGCAAACCGTCCGCGTGGATGACCAGGATCAGCGGCACACCCTCAGGCATGTCGTAGGTGTCCCGCTCCGCTGGTGAGGGCATCCGCGCCGACACCGTATCGTCCGCGTCGACCGTCACCAGCTCCGGCTCCGGGTGCTCCCGCACGACCACACCGTAGCCCCGCACCGCGGTCGCCAAGCCCTCGTTCCGCAACATCATCAGCGCAGCCCGGGCGGTCTTCGGCGCCACCCCGTACGTCTGCGCGAGCATCGTCTCCGACGGCAGGCGCCGACCGGGTGGAAGTTCCCCGGAGGTGATCTGCGCGCGGAGGATTTCGGCCAGCTCCAGGTAGCCGACCGGGCCCTGCCCCGGGTAGATCACCCCGGCAGGCTAGGGCCCGGCGTTCTGGGTGTTGGTGGGCTACCCAGCTAGCCCAATTTGGAGGTCAGGCCGATGCTTTGCGGACCTTCGCGAACCGGTTCCACAGCTTACGGCCCACCCGCAGCTTCCGGCCCGGGGTGCGCCGGCACCACCAGCAGTCGCGGAACACCCTCCCGTCGCTGCGGTAGTGCCGGGCGCTGCCCTTGCAGCACCAGCAGTGCTTCCACTCCCGCCACCAGCAGTCGACGCCGTAGCAGAACAGCACGGCGATGACGACCAGGGCGAGCATCACCTGCCACGGCGCCTTCCCGATCAGGTCCCTCACGCCGCCGCCTCGGCCTTGTTGTCGCTCTCCGCCCAGGCGGCCAGATCCGCGTGGGCGTACAGGTCCGCGGTCCCCCGCCTGCCGCGCGGCTGAGGCACCCTGCCGACCTTCCGCTGCAGACGCTTCTTGGCTGCTGCGTGCGTCCACGGGAGCACGCCGGCATCCACCGCCTCACGCAGCGTCAGGAAGTCGCCGGCAGGCCTTGATAGCGCCTCTACCTGCGATGTCTCCGGGGACCGGGGACAAGCGAGCGCCCGGGCCTGCTTCACGGTCAGGTAGGCGACCTGCACCTCGGTGGCGCGTCCGCCGATGACGACCTGCCACCGTCCGAGGGTGCGCGACGAGCGGGGCATGGCGGCCTCGGGGACGAGCATCTTCCAGTTGTTGGTGGTGTAGCGGGCCAGGAAGCGGATGCCGAAGTTCTCGCGCGCCTCCGGTCCGCCGATCGCCCGGGCGGTGAGCATCTGCGCGATGGCGAACACGTTCACCTTGGCGGAGCGGCCCATGAACAGCAGGTCGGCGAGCGCCGCGATGGCCGGCGATCGCTTCGGGTCGCTCTTCTCCCGCACCTCCGCCCAGAAGTTGGTGAGCTGGCCGATGGTGGCGTTCAGCTCCTCGCAGATGACCAGCTCCCGCTCGCCGGGGTCCCAGTCCTCCGGCTCGTGCAGGGCGAGGGTGTTCCGCTCGTCGGCCTTCTGCGCCTTGCGGATCAGCGCGTCGTGCATCTGCGCAGGTCGGGTGCAGTAGTCCACGCCGGGCAGGCCGACGGCCCACCGGTGGGAGCCCTTGCGGTCGAGGATGGTGACCCGGCCGCCGCGGGCGAGTACCTGCACGGCCAGCAGCTGCGCGAGGACGCTCTTCCCGGCGCCGCTGCCGGCGGACGCCGCGATGTGTGGGGAGTCGTCGTGCAGGGAGATGACCACGGGCGTGTCCCCTGCGCCCTGGCCGATGTAGAACTCCCACTCGGCCAGCTTGGGCAGCCGCTCGACCACCTGGTCGTGTCCGACGAGCGCCGGGGGGCGTTTGCGGACCGTCCACCGGGCGCGGACCTTCGGGCCGACCTGATCCCACGACTCCACCAGATCGGCTACGGGGATCTTGCTGCCGATGATGGAGGAGACGAGTTGCCGCTGCTCGCGGGTCAGGTACGGGCTGTCGATGGTCAGCTCGATGCGCGGTCCGTACTCCGGCGCTGGCCGGCGGAACACCTCCAGCTTCGAGGTCACCGGTCGGGCCTTGCGCTGCAACGCCCACAGCCCGCGCTGGAGGTGCTCCGGCAGCCACCGCACCACCGGCTCGACGTGCTCGCCGTACCACAGCCGCATCCGCTCCTCGGCGGGCGACAGCGGCTTGGCCAGCCGCGGGGTGAGGTTGCCCAGCGACGGGTCGACGTGGAGTTGCACGCCGGTCTGGAGGCCGAGTGGCGGGGTGATGGCGGCGAGGGTGGGGGCGATGTACGCGGCGTGGAAGCGGCGGCGGACGATGCGGCGACGGCCGCGCCACACCGCCACCACGGCGACGCTGCTGGCGGTGGTGAGGCTCTGGTCGGGGAACGCGGTGACGACTCCGGCTGCGGCCGGTACGCCGATTCGGTACGCCTGGCGCTGCCACCCGGCGAGCCGGCCGGCGCCGCGCTTGAGGTACAGGTAGCCGGTGCGCCCATCGAGGGGCCGCCCCGACAGGTAGCGGTAGGTCACCCGCATGACGGTGTGCTTGACCATCAGACCTCCTGGGCGTGGCGGTGGCCGTTGACGGCGGCGGGCGGCTTGGGCCGGTGGCGCAGGACGGATGATTCGCTGACGCCGGCTTCCTTCATGAGGGCCGTCAGGGAGGCGTCAGCGCCGAGCTTGGTGACGGCGGCGGTGACCTTCTCGGCGGCCGTCATCTGACGGCGCCCTGACGGCTTCTTGGCGGGCCGCCTGATGGTCGTCATGACAGGGGCCGGTGACGGGGCGCTGACGGCGTCGGTGACGGTGCGGATGGCAGTCGGTGTGGTGGCGTCCATGACGGCGGTCAGGGTGTCGCCAGGTGGCGGCTTGATGGCGGGCTTCTCCCCCGCCAGCTTCGCCGGGGTGAGGTCGCCACTGATGAGCGCCGCGTACCCGTCGAGGTCCGCCCGCTCGGCGATCCGCCGGGCGATGTGCTCCACGTCGTACGTGTTGACGGCGATCTCCGCCATGACCGGTCCGGCCTTCTCGCGGATCAGCTTGTCGAGGGCGGTGGCGATGGCCTTCTGCCGCCGCTCGGCCCGCACCTGCTCCCGGGCCGCCGCGAGGGACGCCCCCCGGGGAAGGCTGCCAGCCTGGGCGAGTAGCCGGGCGCGGCGGGTGATGCCGGGGTGCCGGACCCACTGCCACACCCCGTACGCCGGGGCGGTGTCCTCCAGCTTCCCCGCGGCGCGGAGTGCGTCCCGGCGCTCGGCTCCCTGGATGAGCAGGTAGACGAGGTAGCCGAGGGCGGAGAACCCGCCGAAGAACGCGGCCATGCCGATGTGGGCGTGTCCGAGCACGTTGGTGGCGACGGCCAGGGCGGCGAACGCGAACGACAGGCCCATGGCGGCGAAGGCCCGCTCGCCGAGTTTGCGGCGGTCGTTGGCGTGGCGCATGAGGACGACGCCACCCAGCTCGGCGGCGGCGATGGGGCCGACCGCCACCCACCACGGCACGTCAAGCCACGCCGCGGCGGCGGTGACGGACCCGCCGAGGGCGGTGGCGAGGACGACCGCGTAGAAGACGCGGACGGTGCGGTTGGTGCTCATCGGGCGTTGGCCTCCCGCTTCTGCATCAGGTCGGACCAGAGGAACTGCTCGGGGTCGGGGGTGGCGGTGACGGCGGCGACCGGCTGACGGCTGTCGAGCACGACGGGCCGGGTGGTGTACCAGCGGTAGGCCCGCTTGATGGCCCGCACCGTCCAACGCGTGGCGCGGTACAGCGCGAAGGCGATGACGGCCAGCCCGACGGCGAAGTCGACCGTCGCCCGCCCCGTCACCTTGGCGACCTTCCAGGCGAAGACGATGGCGTCGACCAGCGCGACGGTGCCGCCGCCGCTGGCGGTGTGGTCCTTGTTGCAGGGGATCAGCACGGTTTCGCACATCAGCGCACCAGCTCCCTCCGCCGGGCGGCGGTCTGTCGGGCCAGCTCGGCGCGGACCGCCTCGTCGTGCTCGGCGGCCTTCTGCGCGCGGAACCACGCCAGGTACTCCTGGCCCTGTCGTGGGTCGCTCTGCCGGTAGACGAGGGCGCGGGCGCCCAGGAAGACAAGGGTGGGGACGCCGATGCCGCCGGCGAGGATGAACGCGACCCACTCCCAGCCCGTCACCGGTCACCCCCGTCGGACTCGACGAGGACCAGCCGGCGGCGACCCCCGTACCGGTTGGGGTTCTGGCGGATCTTCGCGTCGAAGCGGCGCAAGCCGCTGGTGCGGTCGTAGCCGGTCTCAATGCCGGTGCACTCCACCTTGCCGTCGCGGGTGGTGCGTTCCTCCAGCTTGAACCGGGTGGTGGGCTGTGCGGCCTGGGCCGTGTAGTTGATGATGGGCATGGGTCGACTCCTTCGCAGTCGTCCTGAGGCCCTCGGCCAGCGCTGCAATCGCTGGTCGGGGGCTGCCTCGTTGTGGGCGCCTTCCGAATGTAGTGGGTATCTTGTCAGATCGTCAAGGTACCCACTACAGTCACGTTTGCAAGGGCACCCCTTACGATCACGAGGTGGAGAATCCGTTGGCCGACGTTGACGACATTGAGCGCATCACCGACCCCGCTGAGCGGGCAAGACAAGCAGGCGTGCGCCTCGCCGCCGTCCCGGCCTGGCAGGAACGTCTCCGGAAGATCCGGCAGGCCGCCGTTCTTGAGATGAGGCAGCAGCAGATGAGCTACGGGGACATCGGCAAGGAGTTGGGCCTGCACCGCAACCGCATCCAGCAGATCGCCGAAGGCCGGCCCGGCGGCGGCAAGGGCGCGAAGCCCGACGCCTGACCCCAGACGCGACGAAAGGCCCCACCGCCCGGACTGGACGGTGGGGCCTCTCCGTTGCTGCTGGTCGGTACGGTGCTGGCAGGGGGTGACCGGGTGAAGTGCTGGTGTTGCGGTCGGTGGTGGCTGCTGCCGTGGGCGTGCGGCCGGTGCCGGCGTCAACGCCGCGGCTGGCGGCGGGACTACTTGGCCCGGGCGGCGCCGCAGGACGCCCTGCGCGGCATGACCTCCCCGCGGAGTCCCGAGGTCAGAGACTGACCACGCCGGGCCCGAAGAGGACGACGATGAGCAGCACCAGCACGGCGCCGACCATCGCTAGTTGCGCGACTGTCAGCTCCCGTTTCACGACCACGCCGGCGGGTGTCGGGGTGATCGTGGCGGCGGTCTTCCAGTCCCGCTGCACGACGACCTTGTCCCGGCTGCTGCGGGGAGTCGCGCGGAAGCCGGCCGCAGTGGCGTGGGCCATCGCGTCGTCCATGGTGACGGGCCACGCGCCGATGCAGACTCTGCCGTCCGGGGGGAACGGGCTGTCCGGTCTGCCGGGCGGGGTGGCTGCGCTGGACATCGAGGGCTCCCGGGGAAGGTGAGGGACCTGCACGTGGGCCGCCCACTGTAGCGTCCACGGACACGAAAGAGCGGCCCCTCACCCGAAGGCGAGGGGCCGCAGTCTGCGCGGTGGTGCTACATCTGGGGCGTGTTCGGGCCAGGCGGCGGGATGTCGACCACCGACGGGCTGTCCGCCTCGCCGACGGGCGCGGACACCAGCGAGGTGAGGATCGACGCGATGGCGGCGAGGGCGCCGACGGAGGCGACGTCGCCCCAGTTGACGTTGAGGACGCCCAGGCCGTCACCGGCGAGCAGGGCGAGCACACCCTGGGCGAAGGTCTTGACGGCCCGTTCCAGGGCCTGCTTCCAGAACGTGCTGGTCCACATGGTGTGCCTCCTGTGGGTACGGTCGTTGGGTGCAGCTGTACGAGTCGACGCCGGATGGCATCGCCGAGGTGCCCCGGCCTTGCCCTGCTGGGCACACGGAGACGACCCCGGCGTGGGGTGCCTGCCGGGTGCACGGGTGCTGGGAGATGGGCCGCCAGTGGCGGTGCGAGCGGCCCGGGTGCGGCCTCGTGACGCAGCACGAGCATCAGCACCGGCGCGTCAGGTAGCTACCGGCGGCCGGCGTCCTCCCGGTCCCGTTTCCGCTGCGCCCGGGTCAGCAGCCGGTGAGGGATGTACGTCTGCAACGCGAACGCTGTCACCAGCAGGAACGACGCGAACCTACGGCCCGGCCAGCCGGGCGCGAAGTAGTTGACCAGCGTCAGCGCGAACAGGGCCGACTCCACCGCGCGCCGGTACAGCGTCCACCGGCCCTCTGGCGTCCGATGCCACGCCCCGCCGGTCTTCCAGTGGTAGCGGACCACGAACGACGCCGCCAGGCCGAGGCCGACCACGCACGCCGCGAGGGCGAGGTGGATCCACCCGCGCCAGGCAAGGAAGTCAGTCACGGTTTGCCCCCAACGCTGACGCGATGTTCGGTGCCAAGTGGTTCTCCGAGCTGATCCGCCGCTGCGTCTTCGCGGCCTGGTCCACCTCGGACTGCCGGGCGATCACCGAGTTCAGCCGGCGCACCGCCGCCGCAATGGCGCTGCGGGCCTTCTCCTGCTCCGCCGGGTCATGCTCCGGCGGCATCCACCGTTTATGTCGACTCATCGGCTCGGCTCTCCGCAGCCTTGCTGATGGACCGCCAGGCCTGCGCCGACGTGGCCGAGTGCTCCAGCAGCTTGCCGTTCTGCTCTCGGAGCACTTTGTTGGCCTCCACCTCCAAGGCGTGGGCGGTCTTCCACGCGGTCACGTCGTCTGTCTTTGCCGCAATGACCGTCTCGTATGCCTTGACGATGCGGTCGACCTGCGGCCCGGGCACCAGGATGCCCTTCAGCAGCAGCCCGACGACTGTGACGACGACGCCGCCCAGCAGCGCCCACGGCCCACCGCCCGCCACGGCCGCGGGCAGCCATTCCACTACTGCGTCGGGTTGGCCGGCTCACCGGCGGGGAGCAGGTCGCGGAGCTTGGTCAGCACCTGCTCGGCGGTCAGCTCCCCGGACTGGCTGGCCTGCACCAGGGCGCGCAGCTCGGCGTCGCGGCTGGCTTCGGCGGCGGCGTGCTCGTCGAGGCGTCGTAGGACGGCGTCCATGTCGAGGCCCTCGACGCTGGCGGCGAGCGCGACCAGGAGGCCGTCGACCCGTCGCTGCCAGGCCTCGTCGCGGATGCGCCACTTCACCGGCTCCACGGTCGCGCCGGTGGGCGTGGCGGTCTTCCCGACGGCCCACGCCTCGATGACCTGGCTGGCCTTCTCCGACATGTCGTCCTCCACGGTCGGGGCCTTGATGAGGCCGATGTAGGTGAGGTAGCGGCGGAACACCGCCGACTGGTCGCGGCCAGCCTTGATGGCGTCGCGGTGGTAGGAGATGTGCGTGTGCCAGCGATGCGAGCTGTCGCCCGTCGTGCGCCGGCCGAGGCGGTCCCACCGGCGGACGACCACCCCGTCCGGGCTGTAGATGACCTCGCGGATGTCCCGGGTGTCGGCGCTGCCGGCCTTGCACTGCGCGACCAGCCACATCGAGAAGCTGGCCAGCGTGTGCCGCTTCCCCGCGACGGAGACGCTGAAGTCGCCGACGTCCAGCGCGGAGGCGTAGTCGGTCAGCCCGGTGCGGTCCCGCGACGACTCCACCACCGAGTAGTCGTTGGTCACCACCCGGTCGGCGCCGCAGTGGTAACCCCCGCGGTGAGCAGGGTCGCCGACGATGCCGACCTCCGCCGGTTCCAGGTCCGCGCTGCGGGACTCGGACGACATGTTCAGGTGGTCGAGAAGCAGCCGGCGGGCGGCCAGCAGATTCGCGGGGGCGCCGGTCATCGGCTCAGCCCCCGTTCGGTGTGGCCGTGTACTGGGTCGGGTCGGTCGGGTCCTGCGCCACGTCGTAGCCGGGCGCGGTGAACGGCCCGTAGACGGTGCCCTCCACGATCTGGGTGGTGGCGGACACCTGCTGCGGTGCCTGCGCCGGCAGGGTCACCTCACCGGTGAACGTCACATCGCGGGTCACGGTCGCCGGTTCCCCCTCCACCACGACCTGGAAGCGGATGGGGTCGTCGGGCCCGTAGCTGGGCTGGTCGAAGTCAACGCGGATGGTCACGGGCGCTCCTCGGCTGCCTGTGGACAGAGGCAATGCGGCCCCTCTCGAAAATGGCGTGGGTCAGGCCAGCGAGACCATCGAGTTGCTGCCGAAATCGAGCAGCGACTGCATCCCCAGGGTCGTCAGGTTGATCAGGCCGATGCAGCCGTACCGGAAGGTGTAGTGCTGCCCGGCCGACAGGGTGTGCTCCAGCCAGATATTTGCGCTCGTGGTGCCAGCAGGCAGGGTGAACGGCCACAGCAGAGGCGGCATCCGGTACGTTCCCGCGACGACGCTGTATCCCACTGCGCGAGTCGTGCGCGCGGAGGCGATGGCCGCACCTGTCTGGTTGACCACTCGGGCATTCCAGGCGGTAGCGGCGTTGGCGGTCGCCTCCCAGTCCCCGGACAGGTCGTCAACCTCGGCCAGCAGGCACAACGCCAGCCGGTCACCAGCGGTCACGGGGATCGCAGGCGACGACAGTACCCGAGAGGTCGCCGCCGCCGCGTTGATGTCCACCGTCGCCCACTTGCCCGCCGGGAGACGGCCGGTCGTATCTGTCACCAGGGAATATGTGGGCGGGGTGCCGGTGCCGCTCGGCCACTCGAACCAGCCTGACGGGCGGACCGTACCGGAGTCGCACAGCGCGTCGGTGATGTAGTTGCCGGGCTGCCCCTCCGAGGTAACCCAGCCCGGCCAGGCTGGGCCGCTGGCACGGATCGCCGCCGCTACGACGCGGGCCATCCGCAGATGACCGAGGGTGTTCGGGTGGGTGCCGTCACCCGAGTCGTACGCGGCCGGGAGCCGGCCCGTTGTGGTGTCGACCAGCGCCCCCCACACGTCCACGACCTGCGCGCCGAGCAGCGGCGCGAACACGCGCAACCATGCGTTGTATCCATCGATGGCGGTGTGGAACGCCGCCGGGTCACTCGCTCCACGTGGCGGGACGGTCCCCACCAGCACCTGCCCGAGGGCGCGTAGACGGGTGATGATCTGCGTCATGGTGCTGGCGTAGGAGGTCACCGACACGCCCTGGCCGGCGTCGTTCGTCCCGGCCAAGACCACGAACGATGTCGCCCCCGATGCCTCCACCGCAGCCAGCCGTGCCAGCATCTGGTCACTGCGCTCACCCGGCACGCCGGCCTCGAACGAGTCGGGGCGGATGAGGTTGTGCCCAGCCAGGGCGATGGCCCGTGAGGCGTACGAGTAGCTGAAGTTGCTGGCGGCCGATCCGTTGGTGATGGAGTCGCCGATGAACGCCCATCGGTGCCCCCGCTGGAACGCGGCCGGCCGCGACGCCGACGCCGCGATAGCCGCCGCCTGCGCCGCGTCGGCCTTGGTCGTGGCGTCGGTCGCCGCCGCTGATTGGGCCGCCGCCTCCGCCGCGTCAGCTTTGGCCTGCGCCCCCGCCGGGGTTTCCGCCGCCCCGGCCACACCCTCCACCGCGGAGACACGCTGCTCGACCGTCACGAAGTCGCCGCCGATGTTGGCGACCATCCGGGACCGGGGTCCACCGTTCGCGGACGCCCACACCTCGGTCACCCCATCGGGCCCCTGGAACGGCGGGATCTGCCCCGCCGCCCTCGCCGTCGCCCCATCGGCGGAAACGATCACGGGAACCGCCACGCCGTCGGAATCCAGGAGATCCGTGTACTGAGATCCGCCCGTCTCCGCCGACCAGAACGCGATCGTCACGCCACCCACCACGACGGCGTTCTTCCCGGTAACCTCCCCCACCGTCGCGTCGTCGCCATTGATGAACGTCCAGTCGGACACTCCACCGCCGAACCAATACCGTGCCAACGTGGCGCTCCCTTGCTAGGCGTGGGGATAGGTCATGGAGGCGAGCACACACGACCGGTTAGCCGGGATGGACTGCGCACCCGGGTTGATCAGCACTACACCGTTGGTGTCGACCGAGTAGGTCAGCACCGACTGGTTGGACGGGCAGATGCCCACAGACGGGGTCTGCTTCACAGGCCGGAACCCGTCCTGCACCGTGCCCACCTTGTACTCGGTGTTCGCGTTGAGCGCCGCAGCGGGCCGCCAGAACGTGAGCGCGACCGTCACCATCCCGTTACGGCGGTGCAGCACCACACCGCTGTGGCTGAACCCGGTCGGGGCGGTGATGGTGCCGGAGGCGTCACTCGCGACCGGCATCCACGACGTGCCGCTCGACACGAACTCGGCGCCCGTCGGATGCTCCCAGATCACCCGACCCGCCTCATGCGGCGGACGGGTGTCAGGCGTGCAGCGGATCTGCCCGTCCGAGCCGACATACCAAGCACGGCTCTTCACCTTCGAGCCCGCGATCGTCGTCGCACCCGAATCGACAGTCACCTCAGCCAGCGGCAACTCCCACGTCCCCGACGTGCCCGTGGAGTACGACGGCGACGGAGCACCCGCACCCGGGGTGCCCGGCACCACCGCCGCCCGCACCGTCCACGCGGCCCGATCCAGCCGCAACACCACCAAATCCACCCGCGTCGACCCCGACGAGTTCGCGGCCAACGATGGCAGGACCACCTCGGTGTCGTCGCTCTCCCACCCATACCCCTCGACGAGGGCCCGTCGGTTCGCCCGCAACCGCACCTCCCTGGTGCCGCTGCCCGGCGCGAACACCACCGGCGCGTCAGCGGGATGACCGAACACCCCCGACGCCGAACCGCCACCCATCAGCCGCTCATGCTGCACCTGCGTCACCGACGGGTTCGGATACGACAGCTCCGCCATCAGATGGTCTCCAATCTGTGCATACGCCGCTCCACCGCGATGTGCCGCGACCAGACCGGGTCGCTCGTTGCGTCCTGCGAACCGACGAGCACAGTCACCTGCTCACCACCGTCCGGGGAGATCCGCAGGTTCGCCTCACGGACCACGTCAGCGACCTCCGCACCCGACGCCAACTCCACCGACACCCGATCACCAAGGCCGTAATGCACCCCGTATCGCTGATCGGGTGTGTCGACGGTGACCGTCACCAGCCGCGACATCGCCGCGCCCTTCACCAGCGCCTCGTAGGCGGCCTGCTGCAGCTCGGATGTCGACGTGGTCGTGTCGTCGGACTGACGCTGATCGCGGAACGTCTCCATCCGCCACCAGCGGTTCACCCCGGCCGTGTCGACCCGCTCGACGATGACCCGGCTCGTGCCGACGTCCTTGCCGCCAACGATCACAGCAGTCGCGGTCGGCGCGGCCGGCTCGTACGAATACGAACGCAGGTTCCCCAGCCCGGGCGAGAACCGCACCGACCCGGTCCGGTCCACCGGCTGGAACACCTGAAACTCGACGTCCGTGCCGACCTGCTGCGTGCGGAAACCCAAACCACCGCCGGCGATGGCCACGGACCGCAGCGCGTCGCACAGCGGCTCGAACCTCGTCCCGAACGTGACGGACGAACCGACCCCCTGGTCGACGCCGAGGATCAGCTTCGGCAGCCGCCTCACCGCCAGCGCGCCAGGGCCGACGTTGAGGTCAACGAGGCTGCGCATGATGTCCTCGGCGTTACCCGTCGCCGTCCAGCGGGCGGTCGTGGTCTGCGCCCACGCCACCGCCGACGGCGTCGGATACGTCAACCGGGTCGCCACCAACGCCAGATCATCGGCGAACTGCACCGTCACCGTTCCCGGTTCGCTGTCCGCCCCGTCGACCGCCCACCGCTGCGGGCCGGCCTGCTCGATCGGCCCAGCCACGAACACCTGGCCGTCGCGGACGACCACCACCCGGCGGGCGGCGTCAACCTCGTCACCCGAAATCAGGGCGATCAGCTCCGGCGACGCCGGCGCGGTGAACTGCCCCGACGACGGCTCGTTGAACCGCAGCGTCACCTCAAGGCTCGTCCAGTTGGCGATCGGGTCACCGAGCACGTTGAGGTTCCGGTCAGTGATCAGGATGGCGATTCCGGCCGGCCGGGACTGCATCAAAGGCATGCGCTACGCCGTTTCATATCGAGGCACGTACGACAAGGTGATGTTCGTGGCGGCACCGGACCCCGACACCGAGAAAGTCACGTCGTTCAGGCCGGGCTGCAAGCCCCACAACACCGCGCCGGGCCAGTTCAGAGCGCCGCCCGACCAGTTCTGCCCGGCCGGGCCCCGCACGGCCGGCGGATCCGTCGTGATCGTCGCCGTCTGCCCCGCAGTGAGCGCCCCCCCGACCGGCGTGAAGGTGAAACTCTCACCCGTCGTCACGTTCGTCGCGACAACCACCGACGCCGGCCCGGTAATCGACCACACCGGCCACGCCTCCACATCCCCCCCGTTGACCGCCACGGTCGACCCGAGCACCGACGACGGCGACACCGTCAAATGCGGGTCCAGGTAGCTCACCGCAGCCCCGTTGCCATACGGCAGACTGATCGGCTCCGTCGCCCGCCAGAAAGGGTCCTCGCAGTACAGGCTCAGCACCGCCTGGTCGAACGTGTGACCCCACCCCGGCTCCCCATCAAAGCCGCCCTGGTAGAACGCCTCAATCTCCCGCGCAGTGCCATCCGGGCGCATCACCCGCAACCGCCCCGGACCCAACCGCCGGGTAGACGTGAACGCCCGCGTCAACGCCCGCCACCGCTCCACGAACTGCAGGTGACTGACGCCCTCCACGAACAGCGGCCACGTCACCACCCGCGCCTGCGGCTGGATGTGCCTCACCCGGGACCCGCCCCGCGGATGCGGATCGGCGACCTGCTCGACCGGCGCCGCCCCCAACCCAGCCCGACCCCTCGGCGTGAACCAACCCAACTGGGGGCTGTCCAACGGCCACTCCTGCCCATCCGGGGCGATCCACGAGAAGCGCGGAACCCGAGTATCGAACTCGGGGGTGATGACCCGCGGCTCGTCGACAACGACCGGGGCAAACTCGACCGTCGTGGCCGACACCAGCAGCGGCATCTACCGGCTCCTCCCGAACCTGGCCCGCAGCGCCTGCCGGTGCTGCAGCGCCTCCAGTTGCGCGATGGTCGCCTGCGAGTCGTGCAGGTGGTAATGCGTCTCCCCACGAGCGCCGGCCAGCGCCGCCAGGTCGGAGGGATGCAGGCGCATCGCCCCGCCGTTCGGCACCACCGTCTCCGGGCCCCGCTCCGCGAAGGAGTAGGTGCGGCCACTCGCCCCGACACCGAACACCGGCTCCGGGATGACACCGCCGTTGGCCATCGCCCAGTGGTTGTGGGCGTTGCCACCAGCGAAGTTGTGCTGCGCCCACACGCTGCCGGTGTACCGGTGCGGACTGCCGTTGAGCAGGTTGTACTCCTGGAACGGGGAGATGAACTCCTTCGTCCGCGCCCGGTAGTTGGTGAACACCCAGCGGGCCATGTCCCGGTTCGGCGCGTAGTCCACCGCCCGGTTCAAGGCGTGATACGACTGGCTGCCCGACAGCGTCGTCGCACCCGGCCGGAACCCAGAGATCAGCGACAGCGCGGGGAACGCCTGCCGCAGCACCTGCACCATCCACGGGGCGGTCGCCCCACCCGCCGGCGGCGCCGCCACGACCTTCTTCGCCGCGTCCGACTTCGACATGACGTACGAGTCGGACACGTCCACCGGGTACCGCATCCGGCTGCCCCAGTCCCGGCCCCCGAGCTGCTCGATCAGCCCGCCCGTGGCGTAGCCGCGCAGCGGAGGCAGGGCACCGTGCTGGTTGATGTAGTCCAGCGCCGGCCTACCCAGCTTCCGCGCCGCCGGCCGGCGGATCATGTACTCGTCGGCCGTCGCCATGATGGGGATGTTGTCGGCGGTGTCCGTCGGCGAATGGCCAGGGATCGGACCACCCTCGGCCTTGAACACCCGCGGGTCGCCGGCGTAGCCGCCGAACAGGTCCGAGCGGACCTGCGCCAGAGTGCGGCCGGTGGCCAGCGACCGCTGGAAGATGTACAGGTCGGTCAGCTGCCGGCCGAGCCGCTCCATGCCCTCCAGGAACAGATCCGTGCCCTTCTTCGGCGGGATCTGCCCGTACACGGCGATCAGCTTCTCGGTCTCGGTCTTGTTCAGACCAAGCCGCCGCGCCTCCTCCTTGACTGCCTTGATGCGCTCCTGGTGCTTCTTCGTCGCACCCTCGACCGACGTGCCGGTCTCGATCTCCGCATAGAACAGGTCGTTCGTGCGGCCCAGCAGCTCCTGCAGCGCGTCGCGGTTGTCGCGGCCCTTCGCGGTGTTGATGCTCAGGCTGCCGCCGTTCTTCTCCACCGCCACCGACAGGTCGTCCCACGACGCCTGGTAACCCTCGTTCGCCTCGCTGGCCGAGATGACCGAGCCGTACATCTTGTCGTGGGCCGTGCGCAGCAGGTCCGCCATGGTCCGCTGCGCGTCCATCGCCCCGGTCACCGCACCGGTGCGGGTCAGCAGCGCATCCATCTCCTGCGCCGCGACCGACTGCACCTCACCGAGCAGCGCGGTGCGCTCCTTTAGCTTGTCCGCGGCGGTGGTCGTGTCGGTGTAGAGGGTCGCGGCCTTGCCGAGCACCCCGTTGACCTCGTCCAGGCGGGACATGTAGGTGCCCGAAGCGTCCGCTCCGGCGATCTCCGCGTCGGTCAGGCCAGCGGCCTTCAACGTCGCGAAGTCGGCCGCCTCCGCCGTGCCGATGGTGGCCTTCCGCCACGCCTCGGCCTCCTTGCTGCCCTTGCTGAACCCGTCCGCCGTAATGTCCAGCCATTCGCGGTAGTACCGCATGTCCTCAAGCCAGTACCGGCCCTTGTCGATGGCCACGTCCAGCTCGTCCGACCAGCCCTTGACGGTCGCGCCCGCGTGCACGATCCCGCCGCTCACGCGGATCAGGTTCGACAAGGCCTGCGACAGGTCGTCGATGGCCGAGGCGCCCTCGTCGGCGTCCTCCGCCAACGTGGACAGGGTGTCACCGGCGGCGTCACCGATCCGGTCGAACGCGGCGGCGAACGACCCGACCACCGGGTCAGCCTTGTCCACCGCGTCAGCAAGGCCGGCGATCAGCTTCTTGCCACCCGACACCGCCCCCGACACCAGCGGATCCACGAACCGCGACGACGCGAAGATCCGATCCAGGTCAGGGCCGAGGTCACTCCAGCCAGCGCGGATATCGCCTATGCCGTCCAGGACCACCGGCACGAACCCGGCAGCGCGGTCCTCCAGGTCGCCGAGGATGAACGCGCCCAGCGACGCGCCGGCCGACTTGACCCGCTGGTCGCGGGCCGCCAGGGTCACGCCGCCGATCACGCCACCGACGCCGACGCCGCCGACGATCGCACCGGACACGCCTGCGGCGAGCGTGGGGGTCAGCGCCGCGGCGAGCACACCCGCGCCGGCGAACACCGCCGGCGGCGGGTTCTTGAACGACCCCGACAGGCTGGCGAAGAAGCCCTGGCTGGTCGACACGCCAAGGGTCGCCCCGAGGCTCGGGCCCGTGTCGCCAACGGACTTGCGGAAGCTGTCCAGGTCCCCGAGGGCCTTGTTCGCCTTGATCCGCAGCTCGATGTTGTCGGCGTCGTCACGCAGCTTCTCCAGCCGACCGCGTGAGGCCTCGATCGCCTTGATGACGCCCGACGGGTCGCCCTTGAGGTCGAGCGTGGGCAGGTCGAACGCCTTCAGCTCCCGGTCGATGCGCCGGGTCAGTGTCGACGAGAACGACTTGCCGACCTTCTCTGCCGGCTCGTCAGCCTTGACGTTGCGAAGCTTGTCCTTGAGTTCCTTGTCGAACTTGCTGGTGTCGGGGGTGACCTTGACGAACGCGTTGCGCAGGATCGTCATCAGCTGATGCCCCCCGTCAAGCCGCCCCGTGCGCCGTGCTTGATCGCCGCCGGAACCAGATGCGGCCGGGGCTCGGCGTCCTCATGGCCCGCCTCGACCAGCCACCCGTACCAGCCGGCACGAGTCCAGCCCACGCCGTAGTAGACGAGGCCAGTGGCGTCGTCCTCGATTTTCTCGATGCCGATGCCCTTGCCCTTGAGCTGCCCAGACTCCACCGGTGCGAGCTGCCGGGCATCCCGGGCGATGGCCGACGCCACCGCCCGCATCTCCTTCTGCACCTCGGGCAGCTCGGAGAGGGCGACCAACACGTCCTGCGGGATGCCCCGGTTGTCGACGTCCACGGTCGCCCCCTCTCACGCCGGAATCTCACCCCGCCACAACGCCTCACGACGCTGCCGGAACCGCTCATGCATCCGCTGGTCCCGGCCCTGCAACGGACCCTCCAACCAGTCGTGGAACTGCACACGCGGACACCCGCCAGCGCACTGCTGCCGGCAGTCCGACAGGTGCGGCGGGCGCAGGTGGACGTACAGCACGTTGAGCAGCTGCCGCATCGGAATGCGGGTCAGCCAGCCAGCACCGCTTCCACCGGCCGCAGATGCGCCAAGGCCGGGTGTGTTGAGGACGAGGTGCTCGCACTCGGCGAAGTTGTTGACTGCCCAGCGGAGGAGCCTCGCGGCTCCACGGTAGGGCGGCCGGTCTGCGCCTCGAACAGGTTGAAGGCCAGGTCCATCAGGCTGTCGGTGTCGCACTTGCGCAGCACCGCCAGCCGGTAGAACCGGTCGAACTGGGAGTCGTCCTGCCGCTTGCCGTCCTCGGCCGGCTTGGTGAGGGCCGCGCGGAATGCACCCCACATCGCCGCCATGCCGCTGGTGCCCCGCTCGCCGCCGAGAATGGCGGCGGAGAGCTGGAACAGCTGGATGGGCGGCATGACGCCCTCGACGGTGAACGACTCACCGAAGAAGTCGAAGGTGTCCCGGTCCGCGCCGGGGTCGAGCTCCCGCAGCGCCGCCCCGAAGCTACCCAGGTGACCCACGTCAGACCCCCTGCGCGAGGCCGCCGGACGTCCACCGCTTGTACGGGGTGGTCATCACGGCCGGGTCGGGCAGCTCGGCGGAGAACTCCACCGGCAGACCCGCCTTGCTGTCGAACGTGCCCCGCGCCGTCTCCACGGAGCCGACGTTGAACACCTGCGGCCAGATGATGACCTCATCCTCGTCGAGGCTCATGAACGCCAGCATGACCCGCACCTCGGCGCCCACCAGCGGCGGCACGTACACGTTGAGCTTCGTCGCGGCGGCGCCCGAACTGGTGATGGTGCCGCCGTTCATGGCCAGCTTCCAGTTCAGGTCGTTGATGTGCGACATGGTGAAACTGACCCGACCGGCCTTACCGGTCGTCACCGTCCGCACCGGGTACAGCGACTCGGCGACGGTGATGTCCGCCGTCTCCACCGACTCGGAGTAGGTGAGGCCGGAGTCGGTCGCACCGACCTCCAGCCAGTTCGTCCACGTCCCCGTGACCTTGCTGGCGGCGGCCGTGAACGTCGGGATGATGGTGCCCAGCGGGGCGTAGCGGATCAGACCAGGACCAGCCTTGATCTGCCCGGACTGGATGGTGGGCGCGGCCATGTCCTCAGCCCTTCTTTCCGGTGGTGGTGGCGGACGGCTGGACGCCGGACGCCTCGGTCTGGGCCTGCTGGCCCGACTTGGTGCCGGCGCCGGACACGAAGTCCTGCCAGCCGTGCTCCTCGACCAGGTGGGCCGGCACCGTCTGCCCCTTGCGGAAGGCGTAGACGCCGCGGCCCGGGTCGCCGAACGGGATGTCGCTGGTCGCGACCAGTTCGCTGCTCACGCTTCCTCCGGGTGCACTCGGTACTGAACTTGGCTGATGAACCTCGGCCGGCCCGACGTCTCGTCAGGTGACCAGAGCTGTGACAGGGGCATCGACACGCCGGTGACCCAGTCGAAGGCGCTGAGGAAGTCCCACAGGGCCGCCTCACCGGTGCGGGCGAGGGTCTTCGCTTGCAGGTCGGTGCCGCCCCACCACTCGACCTGGTACTCGGGCAGCGCCTCCCACGGCCAGGGCTGCGGGCCGCTCAGCGAGGCGACGCGCACGCTGGTCAGGGTCGAGGCGAGCTTGGTGCCCACCCGGCCCCCGTGCAGCGGAACGAGAGCCGGGTGGGTGTCGAGGAAGTCGATGAGCGCCTGATCGACGTCAGGCAGCAACGCGTACGCCATGTCAGGCCCCCTGCTCGACGCGCATCAGCACCGCTTCCAGGTGATGCAGTCGGCCCCGGGCCTTGTGCCGTTCCACGTCCCCGTCGACCTCGTACGTGTCGCCGTCCCACTGCACGCGGTCGGTCGCCTCCAGGTCGGCCTGTGGGCCAAGGAACATCCGCCAGCGGGTGACCGTCTGCTGCTGGTTGACGACGTCCTCGGTTGACGACACCGGCTGCACCTCCGCCGGGTAGGCCACCCCCGGCGGAGCGTTGTCCCAGTCGCGGTCCTGGTTGCCGTACGGGCCGTCAACGAGCGCGGCACGTACCCGAGTCACACGGTCGTGGAGGATCATCGTTCAGCCCCCGAGTGTGATCAGCCCGGCGGAGCGGCCGTAGTAGCGACGCAAACCCTGCCGTAGGTACGGTGCCGCCTCCATCCGCGCCGAGATCGCCTCGTACGCCACCGCGTAGTTGCCGATCTGCTCCCGCGACACGCCCTCGGGGTTCGCGTACACCGCGCCGGCCAGGGCCACGACCGCCTGCCGGGCCCGCTGCAACTCCTGCGCGCCCACGGCGTAGCCGTGGGTGTACGCCACGTCGACCTCGGTCGGCGGGGCGGTGAGCAGCTGCCAGCCCGTCTCTCGCCACAGCCGGTGCCCGCGCACTTGGTAGTCGCCGGACGTCAGCGTGGTGCCGTCCATCGCCACCGACTCCACCGACACCACCGGCAGCTGCGGTAGCCACAGCCACCGCCCCGGGCTCGGCTCCAACGTCACCGTCGAAGTCGCCCGGACAATGCGCTGCCCGGCCACTTCCTGCACCACCGCGGTCGCGCACTCGATCAACAGCGTCGCCGCCGGCACGTGCAGGTCAGCCTCGGCGATGTGGAGCAGGGCGGCGAGGTCCGCCGGCGTCGCCAGTTGGTCCGCCACCGGACCTCACCACCCCTCCGCTTCAGGACTTGCTGGACTTGCTGGTGCTGGTTGAGCCCTTGTAGCCGACCTCCCGCAGGGAGTCCGCGATGCTCTCCGGCACCGTGGCCCTCTTGCCGTCGATCGGGCTCACCAGGTCGACGTACTTCGGGGCGTCGTCCGGCCGGTCCTCGGTGAGGTTGCCCTGCTCCGACACGGGCCGCTGGTCGGCCGGCACGGTCGGGGTCGGGTCGGTTGCCGGGTTGGATCCCAGGTCGGCCGTCGTGGTCGCCTTCTTGATCGCCATGTCAGTCCCCCGATCAGGTGGCGTTGGTGTACTTGACGAACGAGGCCGGGTCGTTGACCAGCCACCCGTACTCGGCCTCGGCGAGGATCGCGACCAGGTTGTTCTCCCACAGGGAGACCAGCGCGCCGTTGATGGTGACGGTCGCCTCGGTGGACACCGAGTACGAGATCCCGCCGACGCTGCCCCACGCGGCCTGCGTCCAGTCGCCGCCGTAGCCGTAGATCTTCGGGGTCGCCGCCCACACGCCGGGGCCGACGAACGTCGGACGACCCAGCAGCCGACCCGCGCGGATCGGACCGGCGGTCTCGGTCAGCGGCGACTCGATGAACAGCGGCCGGTTCGCGGTGTCCTTCGCCGCGTTCAGCACCGGCTCGAACCGGTCGTCGAACGCGAACCCGGTGACCTTCTTACCGGCGTTGACCAGGGTCGCCAGGCCGGCGTTGAGGTCGCCGAACACGTCGGTGAACGCCGGCGTGGTGCCGGTGAACTCCTGCGTGGACGAGCCGGTGTCGAGGTTCGTCGAGAACGGCGAGGAGGTGCCGTGCAGCGCCGCGGCGTCGAACGCGGTGGCGAACGCCTCCGCGACCTGCTCCCGGACGACGTTCATGTAGCCGCCCGGGTTGGCGCGGACCACCTCGGAGGAGACCACCGCGATCGCGGCGATCTTCTTCGGGTCCATCGTCTTCAGGGTCATCGACCCGGACGACGCGGGCTTCTGCGCGCCTTCAGCGACCCACCCGGCGGTGAGCCGGCCGGTCACGACGGGGATGGACACGCCGTTCGCGCCCAGCTCCACCCGGCGGGCGAGCTGCTGCACGACGGACAGCTGGGCGGCCCGCTCGAAGATCGGGGCCGACTGGTCGCGGTTGAGGAAGCCGGAGAAGTCCGACAGCTTGGTTGCGGCGGTGATCGCCACGGTTGGCTCCTATCGGGAGGGCATCAGTCGATGCCGAGCTTCTGCTTGACGGTGTCCAGCAGCGGGTCGCCGTTGAGCGGCAGGTTGTTCGAGCTGGAGCCCTGCGACAGGTCCGGCCGTGGGCCGGGCTTGCGGGTGGTCTCCTGCTCGGCGGGCGGGGCGAGACGGGCGACGGCCTTGTCGATCGCCTTGACGTCCGGCTGGCCGTCCTCGTCGAGGAACTTCGCCAGGTTGAGGTCGTCGAGGGTGTCGTCGCCGATCCGGCCACCGGACCGTGCGGCGAACTCCGCGCGCACCAGCCGCTGACCCATCTCGGCCAGCGCGGCACTACGGCCCCGCTGCTCCGCCTCGGCGGCGATCTTCTCCGTCTCCGACATCTGCGCCGCCCGGAACTGCTCCAGCTCCTTCGCTGCGGCGGCGTTGGCCTTGGCCCGCTCCTCCTGCTTGCGCGACTGCGTCTTCCACTTCTCGGCTTCGGCCTGCCAGTCGACCGTTTCGGTCGCCTCCGGCGCCTCGGTGGTGGTGTCGGTCGCGGTGCTGCTCTCGGACATGTGGTGCTCTCCCGTTTCGGGTGTCGCCGCCCCGTTGCGGGGCGGATGGTCTAGGTGATGTAGCCGTAGCGGCGCAGCAGCCTGATGGCCTCGTCGCGGTCGCCGCCGGCGATCTGGTAGATCGACTCGGGCATCAGCCGCGGCGGCTTCGCCGACCGGTACCGGCGGCCCTGCTTCGTGCCGGTTTCCTTCGCGCCGAGCCGCACACCGGCCACGCCGCGGGTCGTCGTGCCCTCGGTGGTGACGAACAGGTCGTGACCGAACACCTCGGTGGCCTCCAGCCGGCCCCGGTCCCGGCCGGCGCGCAGGGCCTTCGCCTCCGCCGCAGTGATACGGGCGCCGGCCGGGGTCAGGCCCCGAGCACCGCGGCGGGCGTTGACGACCTGGCTGATGTCCGCGCCGTCGCGGATCGCCTCCGCCCCGGTCTGGGTGAACGCCGCGTCCTGCTCCTCAGGGGTCAGGCTGTCGAAATACTTCCGCGGATCGGTCGCCAACTCTTCGGAGTTGTCCTCGGCAGCGGGGATGTGCCGGCAGTCGCAGCGCGGATGCCGCAGGAAGCCGGCATTCCAGCGGTACCACTTCCCGGCCAGCACCACGCACCGGGAGCACGACGGCGGGCTGAGCAGCCGCACATACCCGCCCACGTTCTTGCGGGCGACCACCGCCACCCCGTCCGCCGTGCGGCCCGCGTCGGCGACCTGCGTCCGCACGATCATGTCCAGCGCCAGCCGGCCAACAGCAAGCGACCGCGGTACGGTCTCGCCCTGCTTCACCCCGGTCAGCGCGGTGATAGCCGGCTGGTAGAGCAAGGCCGCCAGGTCCCGGCCGTCCGACGCGACCCCAGCGAACGCGTCCACCCGGATCCGGCCCTCCGCCTCCGGGTCGATGCCCTGCGCCTCCAGCACATCATCCAGGTAGGCGCTCGACGACGCCGCAGCGAGCGCCTGAGCCGTCGAGAGCACCTGCACCGCCGCCGGCAAGCTCGCCGCCCACGACGGGCCGATCGCCTGCCGGTCGACCCGCGACCACAGCCGGCCCAACTCTGTCGCTGCCCGTCGGGCGAGGGCGACCTGCCGGCGGTAGTGCGCCAGCGCGATCTGCGCGGCGCCCACCGGTTACACCTGCTGGCCGACCAGACGCGACGCCGCGCCGATCGGGTCCAGCTCGTCCTGCCGGCGGAACTGCTCCCGCAGTCGGTCCTGCCGCGCCGGGCTGTACTTCAGGTCATCCCACGCGCCCTCACGCGGCAGAATGCCCGCCTGCGCCAGCTTCACCACCGCGTCGGCCTGCTGCGCCCGCGTCGGAGTCGCCGGATCACGCCACAACGTCTGCAACCGGCGGGCGGACGCATCCTCCTCGCCGGTCGCCACGTACAGCACCAGCCGCATCGCCTGCTCCCACGAACCCGACCACGCGGTCTGCTTCCGCTCACACCGCTTCACCAGCCGCGCCTCACGCGACCGGATCGCATCCGCCGACGCCGCGTCGTCCGCAGCCAGGCCGAAGTAGTTCGGCGGCAACGCCGTCACCCCGGAAGCCAGCCGGGCGTAGTGATCCACCGTCCCCGTCAGGTTCTTCAGGTCCGCCGACGGCAGCTGCCCCACCTTCGCCTGCTCGTTCGCCAGCGTCCACACCGACGAGAAGTAGGCCTCCCACTTCGTCAGCGGCTGCCCGTTCTGGTCGACGAAGTCACCCGCCGCAGCGCCGAGCACGAACCGCTGCGGCACGCTGTGCGTCTCCTGCGCCAACTGCAAGTTCGTCAACGACCGCGCCGCCGCATCCGTCAGCGGGATGACGTCCTTCATCTCCGACACCCCGGCACGGTTCGCCGTGCGAGCCCGGTTCACCACCGGCACCACCGGCACCACACCCATCCGGTGGTCATCCCGATCCACATCCACCCAGCGGCCCGCTGAGCCGCTCCAGGACAGCCAAACAGTGGCATCCGGGAGGTACAGGGTGCCCCGGGTGGCCCGGCCGTCACGCACGTCGTACAGCCGAAGCGCCGCCGACGCCCGCCGGGTCCGCGCATCCGTCTCGTGCACCAGCTCGAACGGCGACTCCACCGTCACCAGCGGCGTCGCCCCATCGTCCTCGTTCGCGCCGACGCAGATGTACGCCCGGCCGTAGATCAGCGCATCGAGGTGGGCGAGCTGCGACTCCTCGTCGAGGTTGTTGTCCTGCCAGATCCGCCACAGATCCTCGTCGGCCTCATCCACGCCCGGGAACCGGAAGCCCTCGATGTCGAGGCGCTCCTCCACCCCGTCTGCGGCCATCCGCGGCCAGTTCACCACCGTGAGGAACTGCTGCAACGAGGGCGGTACCGCCAGGCCGAGCTGCCGCAGCCGCTGCTCACCCTCGTAGTAGGCGTGCGCCGACTTCAGCGCGGTCTGCGCGTCCATCAGCTTCTGGTCGAGGCGGGCGACCGCGGCGGACTCATCAGCGGACAGAGCCACGGCCACCTCCTCTCATCGAAAAGCGACCACCCGGCGGTCGACAGGCTTGCCCCAGCCGGCCACCCGGGCGTCCGCTGCGGCCTCGTGGGCGAGGATCGACGCCATTGCCATGTCGATCTTCTGGTGCTCGTTCGGCTTCCCCAGCACGTACTTCTGACCCGGCTTCGCGACCTTCCGCGCATTGGCCACGTGCACCGCCGTGATGGGACAACCGTCGTGGCTGATCGCCCCGGTGATCAGGTCCGTTTCCATGCGCCGGATCGCCTCGTACATCTGCGTCGTCCGGTTCGTGCGCCACTGGATGACCCGCTTCTCCCCGAACCGCAGAGCGAACTCGTCGATGTCGGATTCCCAGTCCTCCGGGTCCCAGTACGACCGCTCCACGTCCAGCGTCGAGAACAGCTCGTCGACGGCCGCGCGCACCTCGCCGCGGGGGATCTCGCCGCCCCACTGCGCCGGATCCCACACCGTCGGTCGCCGGTCCGGGCCGTAGCGGGGCGTGAACTGGAAGCCGTCGAGCGTCTCTGCCCTGATGCCCGTCCAGTCGTTGTTCAGCGACCCGTCGAACCCGAGGCACACCGGCCGCTTCACGCCGGCACCGCCAGGGAGTCCCACAGGCCCTCACGCAGCCACGAACCCTGCCCGTAGACCAGCTTGTTGCCGAAGAACCGCTCAGCCTGCGCCGGATCCCGCTCCAGCATGTCCGCCGCCTCGGCCTCGATGCTGTCGAGGTCGACGTGCCCGCCGTTCTCCTTCAACGCCTCCCCGTACACGTACCGGTGGATGCGGCGCCGCTCCTGCTTGTTGCGGTACGACAGGTTCGCCGGCGGCTGCCGGAACTGCCGGTACACGTCCTGCGCCTGCGACTCGAACTGCAACTGGGCGACCGACTGCTCCGCCGGGTCCCACGCGTTCGTCGTCAGCGACGCCCGACCGCCCATGCCGGCCAAGCCGCGGTACTGGGTGTCGGCGACGTGCAGCATCCGGTTCGCCTTCGTCCACAGCCCGACCTCGTCCTGCGGGACGAACGTGACCCGCTGACCCAGCCGCGACTGCGCCGAGCTGGTCACCGTGTCGATCCGGCCACCGCCCGGCAGCCGGATGAACTCCTCACCCGTCTTGGGGATCAGATCGGCGAGAGGCCCCAGGTCGATCATCGGCCGCAGCGCGCCGTAGATGTTGTCCGTCTGCTCCTCGGACAGCGCCGTGATCTGGATCAGCGGCGTCGGCCACGGCATGCCCATCGGCTCGCCCGGCTCGTACGCGTACTCCCAGCCGCACCCGCAGCCATGCTCGGCACAGGCGTAGCCGTCGTCCCGGCCAGCCCAGCCGCCGAACAGCGCCGGGCCGGCGCCTTCCAGGCAGATGTGCGCCGCCGACAGCGGGCCCTTGCCCTTCTTCTGCGGATCGACCAGCACACCGCGCCGGTAGACGAACGCCGGCCCGAGGATCGGGTCGTCCGGCTGCCAGCGGGCACCACCGCGCACCAGGTAGAAGGCGGCGAGGTACTCGAACTGGAAGTCGTACAGGTTGAACGGCCGGCCGCGGCGGAAGCCGTCGGGGATGACGCAGTGCCGGGGAATCCAGTCGAGCGCTACCGCCAGGGGCTGCGGGCTACGCCCCGCCACCAGCGACCGCCTTCAGCCGATCCCGCGCGGACGGCGCCGCCGGTGTCGTCTCGGCCTGCTTGTCGGCGCGCTTCGCGGCCACCTGGTCGGTGGCGATTTTCCAGCCGTTCTCCTTCAGACCGGCCGGGGTCATGCCGATCTGGTCGGCCAGCCGGACCACCACGTTGCCCAGCGCGGCGCCGGCCTCCGGGTCTTCCATGCGCACCGACCAGCGCACCCACAACGCCACCGTGCGGTGACGCCACGGCTGCATCGACCAGGCGGCAGCCTGCGGAGTCCGCCACGCCTGCTGCCACACCTCCGCCTCTCGGGCGGTCGCATCAGGCAGCGGGAACCCAGGCACCTCATCCTGGTAGCCCTCCGACGGCAGGGCCGTCAGCGAGTAGCCAGTCTTCGCCGACTTCAGCGAGTTCTCGTCGGGCTGCGGGCCCGACCTGTTTCGTGCACCCCCACGGGCCATTGCCGATCATCTCCTTGCCACGTTTCGCGGCCACACCCGCCGTCACGTTGCGTCACGGTCGGGGACGTCTGAACCCTGCGGACCAGGGAGCCACCTCCCCGGCGGTCCTCTGACCTGCGGCGTTGGGGGTCACCCCCCACCCCCGCCGCCACTGTGCGTGAGGTCGCTCGGCCTGCTCACGCCCGTCGAGGGAGTGGTGCACGATCTCCCACTCGACCGACCCGTCGTCGCGCTTGACGGGCACGTTGTCCGGCCCGCACACGCAGGGCTGACCACCGCCGCTGTCGTGCTCGATGAGGTCGTTGACGGGGACGACGTGCACTGTGCTCATCGCTCGACCCGTCGATGGCCGCACCACGAGCAGCGCAGGAACCGGACACCGTGAAGCGGGTGGATGCGGCGGTAGTCGTGCAGCCCGAGCTTGTGCCGCAGTCGCCGCGTGGTGACGTACAGCCGGAACCACCACCGGTACGAGGCGGGGATGGGGTCGGCTTCGTCGCCTGACCACGGACTCGGGATCAGCAGAGCCGTCGGCTTGCTCATCGCTCTCGCCTCCACCCTCTATTGCATGGGCTGTGCTCGGGTCCGCGCCAGGTGCTGCGGTCGTCGGTGTGCCCGAGGTCCCAGGCCTGGCCGATGAGGATGCGGCGGGTGGGCATGACGCAGGTGGGTGCGGCGCAGTCCACCTCGCCCCGCTCCACCTTCGGGCGCCAGCGTTGGCGTTCGCGTTCGTGGGCCCGGTCGTAGCCGCGTTGCTGTCTGCTGCCACGCGCCTGGTCTGCCTCGCGTCTATGCGTGGCGCAACGCCCGCCTGATGTGAGTTGGGGGCAGCCAGGTGCTGAGCAAACGCGCAGGGCCTTCGGCATGGCTCACTCCGGCCAGTGCAGTGCGCACAGGGTCACGCCGATGACGGCGATGGCAGCCAGGCACAGGGCGAGCATCAGCGTGGGGCCACGCACCGGTTCACCCCCGGACATGCGGAAGCCCCGCCGTCCTGGGGGATGTGGCGGGGCTTCGGAGACACTGGTCTAGGTGTGATGTTCGTAGGTTGGCTGCCTACATGTCAAGTCGACGCGCTCACGCCGGCGGCTCCATCGTCATGGACACCAGCCGCAGCATCTCCAGCCCATCGACGAAGCGCACCTCAAGGCCACCCGTGCGCAGGGAGTCGTAGATCGCCTGGCTCACTCGGGCGCGTTCGGAGAGCGGCATCCATTGGTCCTCGCGCAGGGCTGCCGTCAGTCCGTTGAAGATCAGGCTGTATGCACGCTCGGAGACGGGGTCGGCGTGCGGGTTGACCAGGTCGCTCATGCTGCTGCCTTCCTGCTGGTGTGGGCCTGAATGTACTCGCCGAGGGCGAAGATCGACCCGTCGTCGGCGGCCCACGTGTTCTGGCAGCCGCGGCAGTGGGCGACCTGGGCGTGGAGGTTGACCCGCAGCTTGCCGGTCTTCTCACACGACGGGCAGGGCACGTGGGGCTCAAAGGGCGGGGCGATCCAGCGCGTGGCCGTGGCAGCCCACCGATACCACTGCCGCATCTCCGAGGCGAGGGCCGTCAACTCCCCGTCGTCCAACGTGGGGGCGCGGCCGACCATCGCCCGGATGTTGTCTTCCACCGTGTCCCGCAGGTCGACGCGCAGCGACCAGCACCAGCGGGCTGTGTATGCGGCGATGGCGGTGTGGGTGCTGAGAGCTTCCAGGGCGAGCGGTGGCCGGCTTCCGGGGGTACGCCTAGGGCCGGGCTCGTTCAGGCCGTCTACGGGCTCTACAGCGGCTTCGTGCAGCTGGGAGAGCAGTCCGGGTTGGGTGGTGCGCCACTCCCGGAACTTGCGGTTGCGGTTGGTGTCCCAGTACGGCACGCGCTCCACGTGGTGTCGGGGGTCGCACAGCTGCTCGGCGAGGCCGGTGATGGTGGTGATGGTCGTGTTGCGGTCCACGGTGTTCGGTCCCCCCGGGTTGTAGGCTGGCCGGTGCAGGTGGCGCCCTTGGCGGGGGTGCGGCGTGGGCGGGCTCCCGGGTGGCGATTCCTCGGGAGCCCGCCGGCGTCTACGGGGTCACCGGCTCGTAGGTCGCCTCGAAGATGGCTGGCTTGCAGGGGTAGTGCTCGCCATGCACACCCCGGATGACCCAGTCGCCCTCGTCGGCGCGCATGGTGCCTTCGAGCGTGCTGATCAGCAGGTAGGCCCGGCCTCGCTCGTCAGTGCCGCCCCCGCCGAACTGATCAGCCGGGATGAAGTCCCGGGCAGCGGCGAACTGGTCGCGGGTGAGTTGCACGGCCTCAATCTCGACGGGCTTCTTGCGGAACTTCACGGTGTTGGTCCTTCCTGGTTGGGCCGCTCAGCGCGGCACGGTGACGGTCACAGGCCGATGCCGGCGGCGGGGTTCTTCCGCCACCGGTCCACTTCTTCGAGGTAGCCGAACAGCGCCGCTGAGCCCTCTTTCCAGCCGCCGTGCCGGGCGATGCGCACCAGGTCGGCGTCGGGGGCGGCGTAGGCGGCGGTGGCGAACCCGCGCCGCAGCGAGTGCCCGGAGAACGCGTCGGCGGCGTCGAGGCCGGCGGCGACGGCAGCCCGGCGGATGATGTTCGCGACGGTCTCCCCGGTGATGCGGCCGTCGGTGTCGCCGCGGCCGGTGGCAACGTGCCCGACCCGGCCGTGCCGGTCGATCCGCACGAACAGCGGCCCGTCCTGGCGGCCGTGGTGGGCCAGCGCGGTGCGCCACTGCTCGACGGCGCGGACGGGGCAGGTGGCGAGGTTGGAGCCGTACGGCACGGCGACGATCCGACCCCGGCCGTCCTTGTCGGTCTTGGACAGCCGCACCGTGACTTGCAGGCCTTCGGGGTGGGGTTCGAGGTCGGCGAGGTTGAGGGCGGCGATTTCGGAGCGGCGTGCGCCCATGGCGAAGCCGAGGACGATGACGGCGCGGTCGCGGACCCCGACGAGGGTGTCGGGGTCGAGGGTGGCGACCATGGCGCGTAGGGCGGTGAGCGTGAGGGCGGGGGCGCGTTTCACTGTGCCGCCCTGCTTGGCGTACCGCTTGCGGTAGCCGCGCAGCACGTCCTTGACGCCGCGCCGGTCGAGCGGGCCTGCGCCAGCCAGTTCGTGTGCCTTGGCGATGGCGGCCATGGCCCGCCCGATGGTGGCGGGGGCTTTCTCGCCGAGCGCGAGGTGGGCGGCGTACTGGGCGAGGGTTTCCCCAGTTGCGGGCAGCGGTGTGCGCTCCTGCTCGGCGCACCAGTCGGTGAACCGCTTCCAGTCCTCCTGGTAGGCGCGGCGGGTGCTCTCGGGGGTGGCTTCCCGGATGAGTTCCCACGCGTCGTCCGACAGGTGGTAGTCGCGGGGGGCGGGCGCGCGGTTGAGGGGCGTCAGGTCGGTCACGGCTGGGCCGCCTCGTCGAGGTGCTTGAGCCGGTACTCGACACGCCACCGCGCGTTGCTGTCCGCCTCGGCTCGCACGTAGGCGGTGATGTCGTCGAGCTGAGACCGGACGTGCCGCAGCGACATGCACACGTCGTGCCACACCTTGTCGGTGCTCTGGTAGGAGTGCCGGGCCTCGCGCCAGCGGAACCGCTTGCCGCAGCCGTCGCAGCGGTCGACGATCCACCGGCGGACGTTCAGGTACGGCCACCACCGGTAGTGCAGGTGCCGGCCGTGGCGGAACGTCCAGGCAAGCCGAGCGGTGATGCTCGTCGGCGGGTGGCCGCACACTTCGAACGCGTCGTGGCCGCCGGGCTCGTCGTGCCACACGTCGAGCCGGAGCGGGCGGGCTTCGATGAGCAAGAACGAAGGATCATGCATTGTCGATCTCTCTTTCTGGTTCGTGGGAATGTCAGTTATCGCGGATCAGGGCTGGCGCTTCAGGTAGGCGATGGCCGAGATGAGGGTCGCCTCGCTCTCACCTGCCTTGCCGATGAGGAAGTTGCACCGGTTGCACAGCAACCCCCGGACGCGCCCGGTGGTGTGGCAGTGATCGACGACGAGCTTGAAGGCTTCCGCCGCTTTCGACCCGTCGAGCCGGGGCCGTCCACCTCGTGAGGTGGTGATGTCGTCCTCGTGGGTGCGGCAGATCGCACACCGGTAGTCCTGCTCGGCTCGGAGGGCGTCGTAGTCGGCGGGCCGCATCCGGTACTTACGCCAGAGGTCGGAGGCGCGAGTCGCTTCCGGGCCGGCTGCCCACCTCCGCTCTCGCTGCTGGGCCAGCTTGCGCTCCCGGCAGGTTGCGCATGGGGTGCTCAAGCCGTCGTCGGCGAAGTCGCTGAACGCTCGCCACTCACCGCACCTACGGCACCAGCGGCCATCAGCCTGCTCGGTCACTTCGTCTCCTTGATCGTTCTGTACCAACAAACCGCTGCTTCTGGGGCTACTCACGCGACTGCCCCGACGAACCCGAACAGGTCGCCCTGCCCGTCGAGCTGCTGCGCCGGCTTGGGCTGGCGAGCGGCCTTGGCGCGCTGCGCCGGGTCGGTGGTGCGCCAGCGGGCGAGGCGGCAGTAGTCGGCGGACCGGTCGACGCTGATGCCGTGGCGGCCAAGGACGGACGCGACGAGCGCGGTGGTGCCGGTCCCGCCGAACGGGTCGAGCACCGTGCCACCGGCCGGCGACCAGCCCTGGACGATGCGACGCGGCCACTCGATGGGAAACGCCGCGAAGTGGTCGACGTCGAGGTGCTCGGGCACCTTCAGTGGCTCACCCGCGATCTCCCATACCGATCCGGGCATCTTGCCGAGCGGGTTGACGACCGGGGGCTTGGCGAAGCCGCCAGCGTCCACCCGGTCGGCGTTGGTCCGCCGGTTGTAGCCGGTGCGCTCGTACTCGTACGCCTTGGCTGTCCAGGCGGCGTGTGGTTGGCGGATGGCGTCGCAGTCGGAGTAGTAGCTCGGGCTGAGCGTCAGGTGGACCCAGTCCTCGTGGGTGCGGTGGACGCGGTCGCGGACCTGCCCCTCGGGCAACCCGTTGGGCTTCGACCAGATCGCGACGGCCCGCACCACGAGGCCGAGCTGGTCGAGGCAGGCGATGCGGTAGCGCTCCGGCAGGAGCAGGAGCGACTTGCGCGGGAAGCCGAGGCCGGATGCGTCGAGTGGCGATGTGCCGGTACGTCGGGCGGTGCGGCCCGCGTTCTTGCCGTCGATGGTGGTCCGACCGGGCGCACCCTTGCCGCTGTAGTACGAGTCGCCGAGGTTGACGAACATCGACCCGGTCGGCTTGAGCACCCGCATCCACTCGCGGGTGCAGTCGATCAGGCTGGCCACGAACTCGGCGGGGCTCTGCTCGGCGCCGATCTGCGCGGCGTAGTGCTCCCCGCCGTCCGTGTAGGAGCGGAGCCCGTAGTACGGCGGCGAGGTGACGATCAGGTCCACGCTCGCGTCGGGCAGCGGGATCGCCCGGGCGTCGGCGCGGAGGATGGTGGCGGTCATCACGCGGCTCCTGTCTGGGGCTGGTGGGTGTCGGGGCGGGTGCCGTCGTGGCCGGCCGGCACCGTCTCGGGTTCGCCGTAGCCGGCGGCGCGCAGGAGGGTGACGGCGTCGGCGAGCAACATCCGCACCGACGCGTCGGCGACGACCGCGCGGTTGGGCGGGGGCTTGATGCCGACGCGCAGCAGGGCGACAGTCGACAGCGGCAGGACGGCCCACCATCGGCCAGCGTTGGCGGGTCCGACGCCGGCACGCTGGACGACGAGGATGCCGACCTCGGCCCGGGCGTTCTCGCGTTCGCGGGTCAGCTCGGCCATCCAGCGCTCGATCATCAGGTCGCTGGCGGTGCGGGCCGCGTCTCCGCCCTTCACCTCCCAGCACACGGCCGGTGTCCCCGTGATGTCTCCGGCGTCGAGGGCGCCGCGGAGGCTGCGCCGTTCCGCGTGGGGGAAGCCGTTGGGTTGGATGTAGCGGACGACGGCGGACTCCGCCTTGGTGCCGATGTCGCGGGGCCGGCGCTTCACGGCTTCACCTCGGCGGCGGCATGCGGGCACTCCGGCGCGTGCAGGTAGGCGGTCTCTCCGCAGTCGGGGCACACGTACGGCTGGTTGCTCGGCCCGAGGGTTCGTACCGCCTCGGTGAAGTCGGCCGGGTCGAGGTCCGGGTCGATGTGACCGGGGTTGACGCCGTACCGGACGAGTACGTCGGCCAGCCACTCTTCCCATTCGCCGTTGAGCGCACCCGCCTCGGGGGTGAGGTCCCAGATCAGCGTCGGGGCGTAGTCGGTCTGGTCGGTCAGGGCGGCGACGGCGGTGGTGGAGGCGACAGCGGCCAGCGCCAAGTAGCCGAGGTCCGGGCGGGAGCCAGGTTCCGGGTTAGGCGTGAGGCTGCGGATCTCGGCGCGGAAGGCGGCCCAGCAGGCGAGGGCCTGGGCGGCGTAGTGCTTCGCCCAGGTCTCGCGGTTGGCACCTTCGCGGGTGGCCGGGGCCGGGGCGATCCGGTTGGCGGTGTTAATCGGCGATTCGGTGGCGGTGGTCGGCGTGGTCACGGGTGCTGCTCCTTGGGTCGGTGGGCGCGGGTGAGGCGGTTGAGGGCTTCGTGTTGGCGGGCGGCTTCCTGGCGGGCGGCGAGCAGGATCTCGTCGGAGCGGGTCAGCGGCTTCTCATCGGCCTCGGGCTGGTCGCGGCGTGCCAGGGCGGCGGCGACGACCTCACGGCAGGCGGCTATGCCCCGCTCGTTGCGCTCCACCTGCTCCGGGCTGAGGCGGCTCACCACTCGGTCACCACCTGGCGCACGGCGGGCCCGTCGAGGACGAGGACACCGCCGCCGTCGATGAGCCGCTCCACCACCGGGTGCCCGTAGCGGGTGACGAGCTCGTCGTACGCCGCGTCGGCGCTGCCACCCGAGTTGGTGGTGACGATGAGCCGGCGCTCGTTGGCGCAGCGGGCGTCGACGATGCGCTGGAGCTGCTCCAGCCACCAGTCAGTGACGCGTTCCCGGCCGAGGTCGTCGAGCAGCAGCAGGGGGCAGGTGGTGGCGTAGTCGTAGGCGAGGGGTTCGCCGCTGTCGGGCTTCAGTACGGCGGACAGGTCGGCGGCGGTCCATGCCATGACCCAGGTGTCGCGGTGGTGGACGTCGTTGGCGATGGCGTACGCGGCGGTGGTTTTGCCGGTGCGTGCGGGTCCGGCGAGGACCAGGGAGCGGGGGCCGGTGTCCCACCAGCGGGCGATCTTGCCGTTGGGGTTTTGGGCGGCGGTGAGGATGTCGTAGCTGGCGCGGGCGTACCTCGAGGGCCGGCGGCGGCTGTAGATGATGGCCCGGTTCGCGGCTTGGCGGGCGCGCATGGCGACCATTTCGGCGCGGTCGGCTTCGGCGAGGCGGGCGGCGTGGGTGGCGTCGTCCTCGAGGACGGCGGGGGCGCGGGCGTCGAGGCGCTGCTGCCAGTCGGTGAGGGCGTGGCGGACGAGCTCGGCGGTCATCAGGCCACCTCCCCCATCGGCAGGACGCCCTGGGCCAGCCGGTCGGCGATCGCCTCGCAGTACCCCTCGTTCGCCTCGATGAGCACCGCGCGTCGGCCCGACATGCGCGCGGCATCAGCCGTCGACCCGGAGCCGCCGAACAGATCGAGCACCAGGCCCCCGGGTGGGCAGGCGTAACGGATCAGCGGGTCAAGGAGCCGCACGGGCTTTTCGGTCGGATGCTGGCTGACAGTTCGGGAGATCGACGCGTCGACGACTGACGGGTGGTAGGCGAGGCCGTCAGACACCTGGAACGAGGCGCCACGTGCGCCCGTAACCCCCGGCTCGTTAGCGGCTCGGCCGATGAGGTCACCGGCGCGGCGCCTGACTGCTGGCACACGGGGGGGCGTGTGGTGAATGGATCCCCAAGCGCCGCGATAGAAGTGCAGCGCATGTTCGTGGATCCGGTTGAAGCGGTCACCTGGCTGGAAGCCGGCGACGTTCTTGCGCCAGACAACATCCTGGGAAAGTTTCCAGCCAGCGAACTCGTCGCGCCGGTCGAGGAACATGCGCATCGACCCGAAGCACCACATGCTCGAGGTGAGCTTCGCGGCGACGGTCGGCCAACCATCCGGCCAGCGGTCCCACTCCAGCGACGTCTCGCCGTACGGGGGGTCGGTAACGATGCAGTCGGGCTGCAGGTCAAGGATCGGCAGGATCTCCCGGCTGTCGCCGTGGTAGAGCGTGACGGTGTCGTCGGCGTAGTACGGCTTCATCAGGCGCTCCTGGTCTGCTGGCTGGAGTAGGTGGCGTTGGCGCCGTTGGCGAAGGGGTTGTCGTCGCGGCCGTTGATGTGCCGGTTCGCGCCGGTGGCGACGGGGCGGCCTCGGCGGTTCTGCTGGTCGTCGGCGGCCTTCCGCATCCAGTTGCGCCAGGCGGCCTTCCAGTCGGCCTTGCGGGCCTTCGCGCCGGCCTGGGAGCGCCAGTAGTCGCCGAACTTGGCGTGCTCCGCTCGGCCGTCGATGCCGGGGCAGTTGGCGGCGAACCAAGCCTTGAGTTCTGCATCAGGAGTGAAGTCGTCGGGGAGTCTGCTTCCCCTGGGGTCGCGGGAGCCGTTAGGCGACCCAAGCTCTTGTACTACTGACGGTTCTAAGGACGGTTCAAGGACGGTTCCGGGTGCACGCGCTGCGGGGGTGGGGTGCACGCGCTGCGGGGGGGCTCCCGCAGTTCCTGCGGGGGGGTGCAGCTTCTGCCCCTGCACGGACTGCGGGGGGTGCACGGCGTGCGGGGGTGCAGATTCTGCGGGGGGTGCAGATTCTGCGGGGGTCATAATCACCCGATACCGGTTGCAACCGCCGGGCCCCGCGTTGCGGTAGACCCTCAACTCCTTCGATGCAGTGAGCCGCGTGAGGGCGTTCTGGACGCCCCGCTCGGAGAGCCCCGTCTTGCGGACCAGTTCGGCCATGCTCGGGTAGGCGTTGCTGCCGTCATCCGACGCGCAGTCGGCGATGGCGAGGAGCACCAGGCGGTCCGTCTTCTTGGATCGCGAGCTGTCCCACACCCACGTCATGACGCGGATGCTCATTCGTGGTCCCCCTGGTGGTGGTTGCGGATGTGGTTCTCGAGGGCGTCGGCGGCGGCGACCACCGCAGCGGCCGGGTCCTGGCCTTGACCGAGGACCGTGAGCTCGCAGAGCGGGCAGTCGACGGTGGTCGCGGTGCCGCGGTGGTCGCCGGTGCTCATGCCGCCACCAGTGCCTTTGGCCGGGTGGTGGTGCGGGGCATCTGGTGGTGGGTGCGGAAGCGCATGACGCAGTTGCGGGCCTTGACCGGGGTGTCGGACCAGCGCAGCCGCAGGCCGATGGTGCGGTCGTCGAGGCCTTCGTCCATCAGCTGCTCGACGACGTAGCGCCGCTCGGCGGTGTTGAGGTCGCGGGCGGTGAGCCCGCCGCTGAGCGCGGCTTCGACCTTGCCGAGGTTGACGTCGCGGCGGGACCGCCAGGCGGTGTAGTCGGCGGCGACCTCGGCGGGAACGCGGGCGATGAGGACGCTGCCGGGGGCGTAGGCGGTCCAGCCGGGCACGCCGGCGGCGGGCTGGATCAGCCAGAACGGCGGGCCGGTGATGATGACGCCGCGCTCTTCGGCTTCGTCGTCGATGTCGATTTCGGCTTCGGCGATGAGCTGGCGGCGGGTGTAGTTCTCGTCGGTGATCGGCCAGACGATCTGCAGGATGTGCTCGCTCATGTCAGGCCGCCTCGGCGAGCTTCGCGGAGCGGGCGGCCCAGGCGTCGAGGACCTGCTGGTCGCGGATGCCGTGGTCGCGGCAGACGGCCTTGATCTCGTCGAGCCGGGTCTGCGTGTCGGCGGCCTCGATCTCGCCGAGCGCCTGGTCGACCGTGAACGGCTCGACTTCCTCGGCGGGCGGCTGCTCGACGGGCGCCCCGAGGATCTCGGCGGCGGTGACCCGGGTCAGTTTCGGCCGGACGGCGGCGGGCTCGTCGTAGAGCTCCTCCGCGCTGTAGGGCATGCCCATGATGGCGGCGGAGTCGAGCCAGCGGGCCATCTCGCTGGTCGCGCGGGCGACGAGCATGGCGGTGGGGTCGGTCTTCCACTTCGGGTTCTTGGCGACGTACCCGGCGGTGGTGGCGCGCTCGATGGTCCATTCGAGGCGCTGCCAGCGGTCGCTGCCCTTGCGGCGGCCCTCGACGATGGCGTGCTTGTTGTCGGCTTCGATGACCTCGAGGTCGTGGCCGCGGGACTGTACGACGGCGCGCAGCGTGATGGCCTTCGGGGCGGGCGTCCCCTGAATGGAATCGAAGGCGCGGAGGCTGGCCATGGGTCCGAAGCCGAGCTCGGCGCCGGCGAGGATCGCGGCGCAGCCCTCTTCGGGCTTCCCGCGGTAGGCCTGGGGGGCGAAGGTGGTGCCGCACAGTTTGGTGGCGATGCCGTAGGCGGCGTCGGCGACGCGGGCCCATTCGGCGAGGCGCTCGATGGCCTGGTCGGAGCCGGTGGCGAGGTCGAGCTGCTGGTCGGCGCGGACGGCGATGTCGGTCATCGGGTGAACTCCTCAGTGCGGGTCGCCCAAGCGGGCAGAGAGACAAGGGCGATGTCGTGGTCGTCGCCGTAGCCCGGCCACACGCCGTTCGCGGTGCACTCGGCGTAGATGTGCAGGGCGCGCCGGTTCAGCTCCCGGCCGGTCATCAGCGCCTCGGCGTCAAGCTCGACGACGGTCACCAGGTAGGGCGGGGTCTTCTCCTGGAAGACGAAGACGAACGCGGCGTCCTCCCCCAGCCCGGCGGCGGCGATGCCGTCGAGGTACCAGGCGGCCTGCATGTAGTAGCCGTGGTTGTGGACGGCCTTGCGCACCGCCTCGGGGTGGGCGGACAGGCAGGTCTTGTAGTCGGGGACGATGAGCCGCCCGCGGCCCTGCGCGGGCAGCCAGTCGGTGCGTGCCCGCCGCCAGGTGCCGGTGTCGCCATCGATCCAGAACAGGGACTGTTCGGGCTTGCCGCCGGCGGCGGGGTTGAACAGTGCGGAGGCGATGGGGTGGCGGCGGATGGCGTCGGCCATGGCGGTGACGTGGTCGTGGTCGGCCTGCTTCAGCGGAACCCCGCCGAGGTCGCGGACCTTGGCGACGTGCGCCTTGGCGTCCTTGGTGTCCCAGCGGTCGCCGGGCACCACCTCGAGGTGCGGGCCGACGCCCAGCACCAGCTTGTGGGCGGCGTGGCCGATGTCGAAGGTCTTCTTCGGCGGCTCGGGGTGGCGGCGCTCGTAGTCGAAGCGGGCGGGGCAGGTCTCGAGCAGCTTCCGCGCGCCGGAGCTCGACAGGCTGCCGGCCGGCACCGGGTCGCCGTGGTAAACCGCGTCGGGCATGCCGTCGTAGACGCCTGGCTCGGTGACGATGATCTGGGTGGTGGTCACGCAGCCACCACCTGACGCTGGTGGCTCCGCCGCCAGTGCTTCTGCGCGGCGTCAGCGGAGACGCCGATGGCCTCGCCGATCTCGGCCCAGGTGGCGGGCGGGTTGTGGGCGCGCATGCGGGCGATGACGTGGTGGTGGCGGCCGGCGCCGGGCGGCTGCCGGCGGGGCTTGCCCTTGTTCCGCTGGCGGCGGTCGTAGTCGCTGAGGCCACCCCACACGCCGTACAGCTGGGTTGGGGACTGCGCGAGGGCCCATGCCTCGCAGGCGGCCAGGAGGGGGCAGCGGCGGCAGACGGCCTTGGCCTTCCGCGCCTTCACCGTCTCGCTCTTCTCGGGGAAGAACAGGTCGGGGTCTTCGCTGCGGCAGGCCGGGGTGTCGGTGGCCTGGTCGACGAAGTCGGGGTAGAGGCTCACCGCTCCCCCTCTCCGTTGACGCCGTTCACGGCGGGGGCGAGTTCGTCGGCGATGGGGCGGCGGAGTTGGGCGGGCCAGCGGAGGATGGTGTGGTCGCTGCGGTGGCCGCGTGCGGTGTTGCGTCGGTGGCGGCGGGTGGCGGACCAGCCGGCGATGGCGAGGGGCAGGGTGTCGAGGCTCATCGGGCCACCGCCTCGGCGGAGACGGGCTCGATGTGGGTGAGAGCGATGCAGCCCGAGACGCCTTCCAGCCAGACGACGGCGGTGTGCCCGCTGAGCAGCTGAGCCTCGGTGCGGGTGGTGCTGGTCTTGCCGTCGCCTTCGCGGACGCCCTTCCAGTAGCGGACGGTGGTGCCGATCGGGTGGGCGGCGTTGAACAGCTCGACCCGGCGGCACTCGCGCTCCATGTCGCGCTCACGGCGGAACCGGTCGCGGGCTGCGCTGGTCTGGTCGAGCAGGCCGTTCAGCTCACGCACCTCGGCCTTGAGCAGGTCCCGCTCGTTGGCGAGGGCGTTCTTGTCGCGGAGTACCTGCTGGTGTTCGGTGTGGTCGCGGTGGGCCTGGTTGCGGACGTCGGCCAGCTCGGCGCGGGCCTGCTGCTCGCGCTCTCGCAGCGTCGCCACGGCCTGGCGGTCGAGGGCGAGGTGCTCCCGCGTCTCGGCCAGCTCGGCGCGCAGCTTCTCCAGCTCGGCGACCTTCGCCCAGACCATGTCGACGTCCTCGGCCCACATGCGGGCCGCCTCGTCGTGGTCGGTGCTGTGGCGGGCCTGCGCCTGAACGAGGCGGATGGTGGCGAACGCGGCCCACCCGGCGAGGCTCATGGCCCGGCCGTCGACGGTGTTGTGGAGGTCGGCGGTCAGTTCGGCGCCGTAGACGGCTTCCCCGCGCTCGGCGAGGCGGCGGGCGGTCTCCGGGTCGGCGGCCAACGCGTCGACCGCGCGGAGGGCGTCGACTGCGCCCTGGTCGATGAGGTGGATGTCGTGGGCGGTGAAGTCGGTCATCAGAGGCTCCCGTTCATCAGGAGGGCGGGGCCGGCGATGGCGGCCCACAGCAGGGCGAGGGTGAGGAAGAGGGCGACGACCGCGCCGTGGGCGTTCACCGGGACACCCCGGGCAGCGCGACGTCGACGACGGGGCGGGCCTCGGCGGGGATCTCGCAGTACTCGGCGTCGCAGCCCCACTCCAGCGCCCGGTAGAGGCTGAGCGTGTGCCGGTCGTCCTCGGACAGCCCGGCGAACCAGTCGGCGGCGTTGTTGGCGGTGAGCGCCGACCAGTCGGCGGTCTGGAGGCTGGCGAGCTTCCGGCCGGAGGCGCGGCAGCAGTTGATGCAGGCGTCGCCGTCGGCGATGGTCGCGCCGGTGGCGAGGTGGGTGATGGTGAAGGTGCCCCCGAGTACGGGCCTGCCGTCGTCCGTCTTCCCAGTGGCGGGGGTGATGGCGAGCCAGTCGTTGATGGGCTCGCAGGGGACGGTGAGGGTGCCGCTGTCGGTGGTGATGGTGGCGAAGGGGAAAGGCGCGGGGGTGGTGATCTGAGGCGTGGTCATCAGTGGCTCCTGGCGTGGAAGCGGGGCATGTGGAAGCGGGGCAGGATGGCGCGGATCTGCCGCCGGAAGTCGGCGAGCACGTCCTCGCGGTGCTGGCCGGTGCAGGCGATCTGCGCGGCGCGCATCTGGTGGCGCAGGCCGCGCCAGCGCAGGTACCAGCCGCCGGCGCGGAAGGCGAGGGCGTGGGTGACGATGAGGATGAGGACGGCGATGAGGAGTTCCATCACGCACCTGCCTCCGTGTCGGCGGTCTGCCAGCAGGCGTCCCGGTCGCACCACGCCTTCGAGAAGCCGGCGAAGCAGTTCCACGACGACACCCACGCCCAGGGCATGAACCGGCCGCAGTAGTCGCAGCGGTGGTCGTAGCGGTTGAACCGGCGGCTCATGCGGCGGCCCTCCGCAGTCGGGCCGGCCGGTAGTAGGCGAGCACCTGGGCGACCTGCGGGGCGGTCAGCTTGCCGCTGTCCGGCCACGCGCCGAGCACCTTCACTGCTGCGGCGAGGGTGAGGTCGCCGTAGGGGGCGAGGTGGTGCAGGGCGTGGGCGACCGGGTCCGCGTCGAGGCCGACGTCGCGGGGGCACCATGGGCCGGTGATGACGGGCGGGTCCTGCGGGCCGGCGGTGGGGGCCGGGGTGGCGTCGGGGCGGCTGACCCAGGCGGCGAAGGTGTCGATGTCGATGCTCACGCCGCACCGCCCCCGAGGTTGGCTGGCTCGTGCGGGTAGCACAGGCCGCAGCCGGCGCAGGCGAGCACAACGGGGTCGGTGTCCTGCGGGGTGGCGATGCGCCAGGCGCAGAGCAGGTCGTGCAGAACGCCGGGCACGACGCGCATCCGGAAGGCGCCGTCGTATACGACGTCCATGGCGGGGACGGGCTCCGTGCCGGCGGCGACCGCGTCGGCGTAGGCGTGCAGCTCGGCGGCGAGGGCCGCGCGGTCGACGTTGCTCATCGCGTGGCCTCCAGGTGGGCGTGGCGGTAGGCGCGGCGGAACTCCAGCTCGGCGTCGATGGCGTGCCGGACGGCGGCGGCGTTCTCACCGGGCAGGCAGGCGTTCTTGCCGGCGAGGCGGTGGAGGTCGGCGTCGGACATGTCGCGGATGTCGGTGGCGATGTGGTTGACCGCCGCCGCGTCCCGGGGGCTCACTTGGCACGCTCCGCGTTCTCCGCGTCGACCGCCGCGAACGCCTTCAGGACCGCCCACTTGATGGAGTGGAACTTGTCCGGCAGGACGTCGAGGGCGACCAGCGTGTCGACCGCCTGCCGGACGGTGAAGGCGGCGTAGCGGTCCTCAAGCTGCTGCCACTTCCCGTCCACGCGGTGCCACAGGTCGAAGCCCCACTCCTGCGGGCGGATGCGGATGGTGTGGTTCGGGTCGACCCAGCCGAGGTTGGTGTCGAACCAGCCGTGGCGCTTGCGCCACTGGTTGATCTCGACGATCAGCTGACGCTCGGTGGGGGTGAGGGTCCCGTTCATCGGGTACCTTCTTTCTGGTCTAGCGGCGTCCCTGCGGCTGTGGAGGTAGCGGGGGCGTCGCTTTGCTGTCCGGGCCCGGTCGGGCGCCGGGTGGATCAGGCGGCGTCGGTGCCGTGGCGCTTGCTGGCGTTGTTCCGCCGCGCCAGCACCTTCGGCAGGATCTGGGCGAGCGCCTCGGACAGCGCCTCGGCGGCCTCCCGGCCGGCGTCGCTGTTCGGGTCGAGCGGCGGCGGCAGGTCGCGGGGCCCGGACGGGCGCGGCGGCTGAGACGGGCCGGACGGCGGGTGCGTCATGACGTCACCCGGCCGAACAGCGCCTCGACGGTGGTGTCCAGGTCGGCGGCCATCCGCATCGCCAGCGGGAGGCTGACTCCCTTGCGGCCGGCGCGAATCAGGGACATGTGCGTGCGGCCGATGCCGTGCTTCTTGGCCTGCTGGGTCACCTTGAGGAGTCCCTTCCGCTCCGCGAGAGCGTCGTAGACCTCGACCCGCAATCGGATGCCGTTGGTCTTTGGCGACTCTGCGTTGCTCTTTGCCGTCGCTTCCAT